CCCTGCTGGTCAATCTGCCATTGATTGCGATAAGGCCTACTGTTCAGGTCGTCGCGGATAGGTCCTGGAGTCAGATATCCAGTCTATCAGGTATAGAGGATACGCAACCTAAAAGCGGTTCGTGGATGGCGCGTCAAAACTCGCTTATGGAGGATAAAGTCATACTTTTGTTTGGCTGTAACGTTAGTCCGTTACCTATGGCGGCGATAGATGCTATGTACCAAGTCAATAGGTATGGTGACATATATAGGATACCGTTTTGGTCGAGCGGTTTGATCAACACGATCGAAGAGTGGGATAGATCATGGCCGACAGCTAGGCAGTATGATATAATGGAGGAAAAGTCAATACAGACGTTTTTCGACGTCTTGACTCCGAATGGTCTACAAGTGCGGTCTAATTTAGGCATAATGAAGAGGTGCCCAGTCCTGACAGAGGATCCAAAGGGCTGGTGGCATTGGCTGTCGACTATGTTTATACATGGCCCAGGCTCAATAGAGGCACCGAATCTGCGATATATGCGGAGCGAGAAGATGTGGAGCGAGCAGCTTCCACTAACCATACCATGCGTCATAGAGGCTCAGGACGCAACATGGTTGGTGGAAAAGAGGAAGACAGATTGGATAGGATCATACTCGGCTATCGGGCGTGATCCTATACCAAATGTGTTCAATAGGTGGTCTTGGTGGTGGCCGCTATTGCCGCCATTGGTAGACTGGTTATTGATGACGAGAGCGGACGTTGCCTGGGCAGGGCAAATGATAGATAAGAGATACCAATCCGATATGGTTTGGTTTTCGGAAGAGGAGGTTGCGACTAGGAACTACCCAGTTCTGCGTCCGGACCTACAATTGCCTAATCTTATGGTTGGCATTGTTAAACAAGATATCATTGTTAATAATACATAATGATAGATTTGAGGAATGAAATATTTACCGACGAACAACGTCGTAATATATTTCACCCAGAGGCAGTTGCTCCGAGTAAGAGCGAAGCAATACAGAAGTGGAAAGAATTGAAAATTCTAGCTGCTGAAAACTCGAAGTTGCCGCCAAGAGTAGATGCGCGAATAGAGGACAATCTGACTAAACAGACACTCGATGAAGAGAAGATGAGGCTGAAAAAGTATCACTTTCAAGGTACAAGTTGGTACACAGAGTTAGGTCCTATTTGGAACGAAGCGCTTTCCATGTATTTGGAGGTTATGCCTTCAGAAGTGCGTGGTTGGCTATGGAAGGTGTTGTGGGAGCTAAAGATCATAGGTCATCGCTCACACACGGCGTTGGTCAAAACGCTGAAAGCGTTGGGGGAATACTCCAAAAAACAGGGGCCGTTGTTTTCACAGTATTGGAATTTTGCTGTTGATTTACAATCATGTTGGATGTTCGGTTCGGACTACAACGAAGAGGAAATGATTGAGGACTCAAAGGCATGGTTCGCACCGAAACACATGTCAGCTGATAGGTCGGGGCAGTATTATAAACTGTTCGATCGTGCAGCTGATAAGTGGTTCACGGACTTCTTGAAGCCTAAACCAAATGGGTGGAAACCAACGTGGGAAGAGTTTATCCTAAGCGGCAACTGGGGTACAACTGGAGCAACGGATGGTGCCAGGATAACGACGAAGGTTTATTCTGGTGATAAGGTGTATTACACCAAATCGGAGAAAACGAAGAATGCTTCAATTCTAGCTACAGATCTGAAGCAGTATCTGAAGTTTCTCAAAGTCAAGAGGCCACAGCTTAACAAGATTACAGTTAAGCCTGATGAGGCTCCGAACAAGACGAGGTTGATTGTGAGCAGCGATAATGTGAATTATCTGCTTATGTCTTATATCTCGACATATATAGAGGATAACTATTCAGGCGATGCTAGTTCTCTTTACAAAAGCAACGCTCAAATGGCCAAAATGTGGGTTGACATGGCTAACGGAGTGGAACTTGCTTCTTGGGTTCATTTACCTATTGATCAGGCCCATTTCGATCACCATGCGACGAGGCAGATGCTTTGGATCATCTTTAATAAGATGAAAAAGTATTTACCAGAGGATAAAGACTATCAGGAGGCACTAACAATGTTAATTGATAACATATTTAGTTCAGAGGCGGTGTGCGTCTTTAAGAG